AGTTTCATTTCCTAAAAACGTGGTTACATTGTCGTGTCTACGTTTAGCGTTTACCGCGGCCTGTTGTAACTTTGTAACCTTCTTTATACTATAACCATCGGGAATCATCGCGTATGGCATTATCGCCTCTTCTTCTTTCCTGCGGGGGTCTTCCTGAACGCTACTGCCATCTTCTTGAGGTTTAACTTACCGTTACGATATCGGAAACGCGGTTTCTTACTGTTAGCTTTAACGTATTTGTTCCATGCTGATAGTTTACGCTTAGGTTTTGGTTTTTGGCGTAAGACTTTTTCAGCCGCTCCATAGGCGATACTTTCACCCTCAAAAAATTGTATTGGTGCTTGTACTGGTCTAGCTTCACCGGCTTGTTGTCCGTCAAAAAAACCCATTCGATAATATGCACGTTCTTTCTTTGTGGGCATTATACCAATCTCATAAACGCTGTGTCAATGGTGGATACGTCACCACTGTTATTGGTGATCTTAAATTGTAATAGTTTTTGTTGTTGGAATCTGTCTCCAATAAAATATATATTCCATACATCGGCTGTTAAAGATTCGGCAGAATCAAATAATAAATTTTCCAAAGTAGTTTGTGAAGCAGTACCATTTACCATACCTTTTAACACAACAGCAGCATCTACGGGGCTTAAATTAGCAAAACTGTTTGAATCTGGCCCCATAACTGCTTGCATTGAAACATTACCACCATTACTTGGTTTAATCGCTAAGAATATATCTTTGTAACCAGTCATATCTAAGGGCCATGTACCATCAGGATTAATATCAGGCGTTAAGATCGCTCCCCCATTGGCTATTGCTTCGTCTGTTCGAAGAGCAATAAAGTCTCTATCGCTACTTTTGGCTCCTTTCCAGTCTCCCTTTTCATCTACAAAACCAGTACTGAGGGTTGGTTGGACATATTGTGGAACTTCAATAGTGCCGTCTACGGTTGCGGACTCAATGCCCGCCTCTCTTGCAAGAGACCAAGGCGCTAGCCCTTTTCTATTGCGAACCATGCTAACCTACTGGAATACTAAGGTAACTGCGACTTGAGCCGTTCCGACATCCACATCCATCGCGGCGGCTATCGAAACTTGATTGCTCGCGACGATCGGAATGTTAACGTCTAAAGTCAATGGTAAGTTTGTCATACCGTTTGATGCTGGTGTACCATCTACGCCCTGACTTCCAATAACTATCGTTTCCTGTCCAGAACTGAGACCATCGCCTGAAAGCTGAATCGCAAAGGTCGCGGCCCCGTTACTTGCACTATCTGTGCTAATACTGGCTATGATACCCACAATGGCGCTAGTTTGAGACGGGCATTGGACTGATGCCGTAGTTGACTGGCCCCACATGGACCCTAGTGAAGTCATTGTATCCGCGGCCGTCAAAGGACCTTCGCGTGATCTATAGAAGGCGCACACGATTATGCACCTTTCCTGTTTGTTTTATACATTTTTTTCTCCTTTATGCGCGGAATTTTAGCGGGCCCACACTACCCAATACTTTGCTGCCACCAAGACTACCAAGAACTAACTTAGTTACCACGGTTGCCGCTCCGATCTTAATAAAATCGTTCTTGTTTGCTTTAAAGGCTTTTGATAATACATCAATGCCGCCCTTAATGTTTCCAGCCATGAAAGACTGAGCTGCAGTACCTGCATTGGCTGCTTGTAAAAATGCGAGACCTGCTCCAGTCTCCAAAAGATTTACGCTAAAACTGCGTTTTCTGCGGGCTCGCCTAACTTTCCGTCTTGCTACCATTTATTCTCCATAGTGGGGCGGCCATCGAGACGCCCGAGTTACTCAGATATGGGTAGCTACTTAAATGTGATTACTTCTCGAGCATATAGGTGATTACTTGGGTTTTATCATCACCACAGTCGATACAGGTCCAGTCCTCACCTTCTTTTTGTTCATATTCCTTATAGTTACTACATCCCGTGCACCAAGTGATCGGGCCGTGCTGCTGTTCTTCTTTCTTCTGGTCTGCAAGCATCGCCCTGCGTAACAAACGATTAATAAATTTAGATGCTTTAATCTTCTGTTCGTTGCATTTTTTCTCCATATACAATAATTCTTGAAGTCCCAACGTGAATGACTTGCTTGCTACAAACTCTTTCTTACGTCCCATTATATTTATCTCCATGTTTACATTCATGTGGAAAGGTCAAACAGTCGCAAAAGTATTGCCATTTACAGCACTCTTGGCAATATAATAATTTTTCAGTCATTGTTTTACTCTCTCTACCCATTTCTTATTCTCCTCATAGTTTCTTTAAAACAATCATCACAAACATGACGGATTCGCCAGCCCCAAGTACCACAACGCCAACATCTAAAAATCATAACAACTCCTTACAGTACAAACACATACAATAACAAGTGTGAGGTCGCTTATGTTCTCGTTTATTTCTACACGAACTCTTACCACAATTCTTACAAATCATTGAAACCCCTTTAACATAAATGCATAGGTTCGCATTTTAGTTCTGCACTCATCTAATTCATTTGCTACATCCTTAACTAACTTAGGATCCTTTGTTAAGAAGCGGTCCGTATCAACTGCGTCTAATTGCCTAGCATAAGAGTCAATAGCCAAAACTTCTCTTATACGAACTAACTCTTCCCATATACTCTGCGTTCTGTCATGTATACTCATTGTCTCACTATACCAAGATAGACGCGGCTAGTATATAACATTATATTATTATATTAATAATGAAAATGTAAAAACCAAAATAAATAAAAATAAGCCTATTTAACTTTTATTAATAGTAGTATTAATATATTATTACTATTTTAGCCCTAACTTCTTGCTTTCTGAGGCCGTTGAGTCTACACTCTTTGGGCTATTCTGGGCCACTAAACCCCCTAATCCGCCTCTTTTCATAAGGTACTCGGCCACAAACCCAAGGATTGGGTTATCCTTAGTCACTGCTTTTATTGTTGCTTGGCCTGTTGATTGGTCTAATTTTTTACTGGCCGCACCAAGAGAACCAAAAAAAGAAGATTGGAAAGCTTCCAGTTTTTCGTGCATCCGTTCGTCAATTTCGTTTACGATAGGATCTAAAGCCTCAAGTAACATTTCGTCAGAGTCAGGACTTCTAATATATTCCACCCAAGCATCGCGGCTCAATCCTGCGATAAAATGGGATAAGAAAAAATAGAAGATACTCCAGAAAACGGCAAGTCCTATCAATTCGATGGCTGTAATTTCCATTAGTTCCCTGTTAGGTAATCCTGATAATCAGTATAACTGGCGGCTGGGTCAACATATTTCAAATAACATAACCAAGTCAATTTACCTTTTGTCGTATAACAGAGACTATGTATTTCATCACCATTGGGAGCGGGGGGCCCGACGAGTGAGACTGGCCCCAACGCATCCGTAAAGAGTTTCGCTAGTACAATTAGTGATCCTAAGTTCATGGTTGTCTTCCTATTCCACCGCTGCCAACGTCTCCATCTCCATCGCCCGTGAGTAGATCCCAAACTTTTTTACCTAATACTATCGGACCAGTGGCGGGGCTTGCAAACAGCAATCCTCTAAACCCTACTTCGACTTTCATTTTCTGTTCATCAGTCAAAAGAATACCCTGATCTTCTAAACTTTTGTAGAATAATCCAGCTAATATCGGAAGCGCGGCCAATAGCGTAGCCCCACCTATCAACAGTGGTGTAGTTTCATTTCCTAAAAACGTGGTTACATTGTCGTGTCTACGTTTAGCGTTTACCGCGGCCTGTTGTAACTTTGTAACCTTCTTTATACTATAACCATCGGGAATCATCGCGTATGGCATTATCGCCTCTTCTTCTTTCCTGCG